TATTCGAGTTGTTCCACTCGTCGTTGAGACCGCGATTGATCGGTCCCACCTTCGCGTATTCGAGATCCGAGACGCTGACGCCCAAGGATGTCGTAAACCGCGTCGTCTCTTGGGAATACAAAAAACTCGTCAGTTGATCGATGTGTGGGTAGATTTTGTTATACTTGGCGACTTCGCTCTTCGTGCCGTCGCTCCCATACATGTAATACGAGCGCAACGACTGATACATCGAGCGCCGATCGCCGCGACTGCGATTGCACTTGTTTGCGATATCCTCAAAGAACACCCACCGCTCGTCCTTGTCATGAGGGATTCGCATCTCAATCCTTTGGCCGGCCGACGAACATCGGCTTCGGGCGCGTGAGCACCGACTTCATCGCATCGAGTGCAACTCCCGGCGCCATGCCTGGATTGAACTTCACGGCCTGCTCGCCTCGCTGCGAGTACCCGGCAGGCGCGTGAGGCACTTCGCCCCACGTCGGCCGCTCAGACGGACGCTTGCGCAATTGCTGCATGACGGAGTCCCCGCCGCGGTTTCCCATGTTGGTCAAGTTGTAGTCGGCGGCGAGAGAGTCTAGTGTCTTGTCCGAGTTCTTGGTATCACCGGACTTAAACCCCGGAGGGGTGCGAAACTCTTGGCTGACAAACCGCGCCGAGCAACCGTAGGGACACTCGCCGTCGAACGATTCGAACTCACCGTGCGCTGCGCATCGATACTCGCGGAGGACTGCCATTGCCTTATTCAAGTCCTTTTTGTGTTTCTCGTCAAATTCGGGTAAAGTCGAGTCTGTTTTTCCTCCCTGTGTGTTGACTCGCGCCGTCCTTGTGACGGCGCTTTTTTGTCCGGGTCAAACATCCTCACGTTCTTGAACACGTCGCGCAGATCCGGCATCCTCATCGGACGCCGATCATCCTGCGCAAGCAACTTGAGCGGCCCCAACTGCACGGCGATCTTCACCGTCCTTGGCCTCACGATCTGCGGCGGCTCCGGCGGATCGGAGATCACGCCTTCCATGCGCGCCGCTCCAAAACGCCGCGGCACAATGCGGCCGTCGAGAATATCTCGGATGCGAGATGTGAGTCCTTTCTGCTGCGAAGGCCAGATCCAACCGGCTTTGAGCATGTTCTTCAACGTGTCTTTCGAAAGTCCCAACGAGCGCTCGAGCGCCATCTTGCCGCCGCGCTCGCACCAACCGTAGGCGGGATTATCCCGAAACTCACGCACCCAATAGCGGATCTCTGCGTACCGTAGGATGTACGGCGAGATAATCTCGCGCGGGTGATCCTGATCGTACCAGCGGCCGTTCGATCCCAAGACTTTCAATGCGGCCGATATCCCTGCTGCTTCATGCCGATCTTCTTCAGGTAATTCGTCACCAGCCGATCGACGACGCCCTCGGTTCCTCCGCTCTCGGCCTTGGTCACGAGCTCATAAGTCGCGTTCTGCATCAAGAGGCGCGTGCGCTGCTGATCGTGCCACGCAGTCACCGCGAGCCCGGTCGCCATAACCCGATCGTCCTTCGCTCGCGCAGGAGCCCCCGGCGCACTACCGGCTTCCCGCGTAATCGACTTCATCTCATCGAGTAGCCCGCGAGACTTCACGACGAGGAATCCGCGCTCGAAATAATCGCGCATGGTGTTCATCATGCGCTCCTTCATATCGTAACTCGTCTTGGTGTGAATCGCCCCCGGAGTCCCGCTGATCTGATCGAGTCTGCGATACAGGTAAGACGAAATGTTGCGCGTCACCGACATCAATGTACGCGCATCTCGGGACTGGACCTCGTTCTGTCCTCTGACGGCAAAAGTTCGTCGCATACTCTGAAGCTCTGCGAGTACGCCTTGTCCCGGCCCGTTGACTTCCAGATTAACCAGACAAGGCTCATACGCTCCAGCGAGGTAAGAAAGCACCCATGCAAATGAGTACGTTGACATATCCGGATCAACGAACTCTGCAACCTGGACGAGTCGGTCAGCGTAGCATCGCCACACAGAACAACAAAACCGATCTGCCCACTCGCTTGAACCGTAGGCAGGGTCAGCCCCCAGGACATACACCCCTTTTTTCTGAGGCTCCTCCCAAACGCGTAAGGTAGCCAGTTTTTCAGGAGTTGCATAAAGTTGTGTGTCACTGAAAGTCGCTCCTATGCTGATGCGAAAATTCCGAGGCTTGGCGTAGCCACGCTCTAACTTATACCCCTGACTGATCGACGCGGCGGTAAAAAACTGACTGCCCGTTGCGATGAACGCATGATCCTCGGTCGGCGGAAATTCCTGCATCATCATGAGTTCATCCCCGACCCCTTCGGCAATCTTCCATCTCCACCACGCAACTTGCGTGTCGTCGATCTCGAATCCGTACATGCCCTTGACCGCGGCAATCCAGTCCTTCTCGTCGGAAGTCGGCCGGCCCTTGAATCCCCAGTACGCCTTCCAGATGTCGGAGTGGCGGGCCGCGCGATAGAAGTCGTTCGACCAAAACGACACGAAAATCGCCTTGCTCGAGACCGACTTCTTCGCATCACACCACATGTCGTAGAAGTGATTGAACCCGCGCGCGGTCGACTCCCAGTGATAGAACCGAAACGGATTGCTCTCCGCAAGACTCGCAACGAGGGATTTCACGCCCTCCGGATCTCCCCAGCTCGACATCTCGGTCGCGTGCAAAAACGCCAACGCCGCCGATCTTCCGAGCGCCCCGCCGCCCTTGCCGCGGGTGCCGGCGACCCGGTACGTGAGCCTCGACTTATTCGTGAATATCATGCCGTTGCGATTATTGACGAGCCGACCGTGCTTGAAGTTATCCGGCAGCCCCGCGTAGTACATGTCGAGGGTGACTCGAAACTGATCTCTCGCCGGCTCATCGTGCGTCACGAGCGCGCCCGCCATCGCCCGATACTTGAAAATCCAAAACAGGTCGAACGCCAATGAGAGCGTCGAGATGCCGATCTGCCGGCAATTATGCGAGACGAATCCTTCACAAATAAAAGTCGATGTCGATGTTTCGATATCGATCATCTCACGAACTCCGATCGGTTCGATTGAAATTACCTTCGCGCAAGTTTCTCCAGTTTTCTTACCTGGAAGATCCTTTCCTTCCCACCAACGATTTTTTATGAACCTCTCTGGTCGGGTTTTTCCGATCAACCGAAACAATTGATTCATTCTCTGAACGAGAAGTCGATGACACGGCTTTGATCCGAATTTACTTGAAGCGCCCGGTCCGCGCTTATCAGTCTCGATGCTGTAAACGTATCCTCGGTCACGTAAATATTTTTGCATCCGCTCGAACACTACTCCATCAGTCTGCGACGCACTCACTCGGCATCCATCGCGGCTTGGATCGAAGTAACCTTCTCCGTCTAAAATTCCACCGTACCAACCATCCTCATAAGAATTTGAGTTGTCCCACGGTTGCGTGATGCAGCGAATCTCATAACCAGGTTTAAGCCATGAGACAGGTTTCCAACTCATCCCGTTGCCACTTCGATCTTTGCACAGATGCCGATGTTCGGCAGTTGTTATCAACACAACTCCGTTGTCCATCGTGACTCGCAAGGCTTCCTGTTTCGTTCGCCACACGGCCATTACCGAGGCGGTGCGCATCTTCCGGCCTCGATGCGGTCCACCGTGATTTTCATCGACGGCAACGAGTTCGGCGCCAGGTTTTAAATCTCCGATCGTGGTCCATGTTAAGTCAGCGGTTAGTACTCTCATGCCGCTATCATAGCACTTCAGCGTCACGAAATTGCGGATCCCGCGCGCCATCCCCTCGGCGATCTCATCGCGCACCAACTCTTGAGTTCCGAGCAACGAGCGGCCAAGCAGAATGACACCCTGCTCCTTGGTGTCGATCTTCAAGACGTTCAAAAACCGGTTGAACTGCGCCAACTCGAACGGCGCGATGTTGCCCGCCATGCGCCTACTGCACGGTGCTCGCAGGAGCGCCCATCAGTGCCGCGTGCGTGATGCGCTCGATGTCCACCGCGATGTTCGCCAACTCGTTGCGCACCCGCCGGCACGCAGTTGCGATGTGCTCATCGTCCACCGTGAGCGAGTCCTCGTAGACCCCGAGCACGATCGGCTGCTTCATCGCCAAATCAAGAGCGGCAATCGCCGTGATCAACTCCGGATACGCCGGACGGCGCCCCGGAAACTCCGACCGCTTCGTCACCTTACCGACTCGTCGGGCGCGGCGGAGTCCGCGGCGTGCCGGCCCGACCCGAGGACCGAATCCCCATCGGCCTCACCGGCCCAGCGGGCCTCATCGGCCCAGCTACCGGCCTCGTCGGCCCCCTCATCGGCCCCGCTGGTCTGATCATTCGACCACCTCATCACGTTGCAGACAATCGCTCCAACACAAATCGATACCACGCACCACACACCCAACCATGCCAGCACCTCAACCACGTCGCTTCACCGGCATCTTGAGCCGCCGCCCGCCGCGCGGCGCCTGTACGGGGCGCTTCGACTCCCCTCGCCATCGGTCAGAATCTGGGACTGCCACTGCGCTTGCCCCTCTGACTCCCTCGATTCACATGCTTCCTGCCATGCGGCGTCGAGGCACGCGTCTTCCACCCAATCCCCTTGTGCGCAACTCGATGCGAATTTCCAGTCCTCGAATGACTGCTCATTGCAAGCGTCCTCCTTTGCGCAGATTGCACCGCGGCGATAGCAATTGCAAGTTCGAAGCCCCGTCCGTTCCACCTCGACACAACGGCACGCGATGATCTACGTGATACCCACCCCACAACGATACCCCACACCCGCACGCACACACCATCCCCTGCCTGCGCTTCAATGCCTCAATGTCAGCCGCCGTGTGATGCCCCGCCGCCCCTCGCCGCCGCGCCGCGTGCGCACTCTCCTTGCCTCGCCGACACTCCCGACACCAACTCGCATAACGAACTACGCCGGCTCTCGACACCCCAGCCTTCCCAAACCAACCTCGCGGCTTGACCTCCCCACACTTCGAACACCTGCGCTGCAAAGGACCCATCTGCACACCATGTATTTTTTTTTGGTTGGGGGCAAGTCATCGAGAGGAGATCGCAAGCATCGCGCGTGCCCAAACGCACGTGGCAAAACGGGGGAAAAGCCCGACCGGAATTTGCTGCGCTCGAGCTGCCCGCCGCAACGCACTTCCGAGCGATCAAAACGCACTGCGATTCGATGCCGAAAAAATCACACCCTGGCGCGCATCGTCCCAGAACCGCAAAAAAGACCCCAAAAAGACGCGCGTAAAAAGTGCACGGAAAACGGCAGGAAAAGAGGGGTCAAAATCATCACCTCTTTCGATCTAACCTTATGCGATCCTTCCGTGCTGAACTAATTTTTACGGCCGCTCCACATTTGACAATAAGACTGTAACGCGTGGATAACTTTTCGTTTTCGTGTCTAAGGCATTGATTTTGTTCGATGTGTCGCTTGTAACGTCATGTTACCCCTATTTCTATAAACCCCCATAGAGCGTATGTGTGTATAGCGTATAGGGGTATAGCTATATGTATGTATTATTTATTATTATTATAGAGTATATAGAGTTACAAGAAGATACAGAGACACATCAGCAACTTACGAAGCGTTACGTGGAGCGTTACACCAGCGTTAACAAGCGTTACAAACCCTCGATTCATGGCATAGGTTCACGTGACAAAAAAGCTGCCACTACTTGCGCATTCAAGAATGCACTGCTATATTTACGGACATTCCCCAATGCGCAACATCAACCACGTGACTTTAAACCCTAGAGGTCGATCATGACTGCCGACGAACTGAGAGCAATATTGACTGCCGCCCACGTGACGATTGCTCGCGCTGGACGAGCGCTGGACCTCAACGAGCGCACCATGCGCCGTTATTGCGCTCATGGGAAGTGGAGTAAACCGATCCCGCGCGTGGTTGAACTCGCGGTGCGCTATCTCTACGCGTCAGTAAGTGACGCGATCGCACCGCACATGACAAAAATTGTCAACGCACAGATCGATCAGGACGCCGGCGAGCCGTTTTGAGTTGGCACGCTAAGTGCATAGTCCAATGTACAGGAGGTGAGGCAATGACGACCGCTAAGGATATGGATCACGGCGCGCAGTCGGACGCGAGGACTCCGGGCGAGGCGCGCGACATGGCGTGCCCGTTCATGGGTGGGGCCCCGTGCAAGGCGCAAGGCTGCATGGCCTGGCGCTGGATCGGCTACAAGTACGAGATCGCCAAGGTGCCTGTCGGCATGAAGCCCGAGGGAGAGGGCTGGGTGCACTTAGGCACGGTGAGCGATCAGGCATCGTGGCGCCGGCCGCGAGCCGCAGAGGGGCGCCGCGGCTACTGCGGCGCTGTGGTCGGAACGGCATTGATAACGACGAGCGACACTTAACACACACTGGAGAGGCGATATGAGGATAATTCATAATGCTCGAATCGAGATGAACCAAGCGCGCGCAGCGCTTGCAACCGCAAGATGGCTCGCAGCACAACTACCATTGGACCGCGTGATAGGGCGACTTGTCACACTACGCACCGCGCAGCTCGCCGCCCGCATCATCGTGGTAGAGACCGAATTGGGGGTGCGGCAATGAGCGCCGCCGATGCGCTGCGCGCCGTGATGCTCGATTGGCAATGGGCTTACTTCCTGGCCTGCATGGCAGTTTTGGGCGCGTGCGGCGTCATCCTGGCTGGCTTCTGGGCATATGAGGTGCACCGAGCATGCCAGGATCGACGCTGGCGACGGGTGGGCGCGGCTCAGGTCAACGAGTGCCGACCGGGCGCGTTTAAGGTGCGGCCGTGAAGCGCGGCGATCTCAAGCACCCGCAGTGGCTCGCATTTTGGGCCGGGTGCCGGTTCCAGTCCGCCCGCACGCTCCTCGCACGCGCCCGCACCGACGAAGGCGACCTGCGCAGACTGTTCGTCAAATGGGCGCGCGTCTACTGGCGGCTATATCTGATGAATATGCGGTGCCTCGGGCAGCTTGAAGCCGCGGCCAAGGAGATTACCGACACCAGCGCTTGATAATCCCCTCAGGGGTCCGGATGCTCTTGGCTGCAAAGCCGCGACCCCTGAGGATTTTTCCGATCCTGCGTTGCTCGATCATAGTCACGTCGCGCGCGCGCAT